GGTACGCAAACAATTGAAAGTGCAGTTTTAGCTGGACCTATCACTATTCCTGCAACTATAACAGTAACAGGGACTTTGGTAATAGTTTAATGAGTAAGATAGAAGTAAATACAGTTGATGCACAATGCGGTAATACAATCACCGTAGGATCGTCAGGTAAAAATGTAAAAATTGAAGGAAATGATATTCGTTCAAATGATTACAAAGCATCTGATGGTGGTAACATAATTAATCAAAGTGGAACTTCAATTACAATTGGTGCTTCAGGAGACACTATAAATTTAGCAAGTGGAGCTAGTCAATCAGGTTTTGGTAGAACAGGAACTGTAGATTGGCAAACAAGCTCAATTAAAACAGGTACATTTACAGCTGCAAATGGCGAAGGTTATTTTGCAGATACATCTTCAGGTGGTTTTACAATGAACTTACCAGCAGGTAGTGCTGGAGCAATAGTTGCAGTATCAGATTATGCAAGCACATTTAATTCAAATAATTTACAAATAGAACCAAATGGTTCAGAAAAAATAAATGGCACTGCTGATGGTTATACAGCGAACACAGACGGAATATCACTAACTTTTGTTTATGTAGATTCTACAAGAGGTTGGATAAATGTTAATGATGGAACAACTGGTGCGTCAGGTGGAACAAGTCACGTAGTAGCTACGGGTGGTACAGTTACAACTACAGGAGATTACAAAATTCATACTTTTACAGGACCTGGTACTTTTTGTGTAACAGGTGCCGGAACAGCACCTAATAACGTCGTAGATTATTTAGTAGTAGCTGGTGCCGGAGGCGCTGGATCAGATAATGCTGGAGGTGGAGGAGCTGGAGGTTATAGAGAATCTAATGGTACAGCATCAGGAAGTTATACCGTTTCACCTTTAGCAACTACTCCAACAACAGTTCCGGCTATAACCGTTCCTGTGCAAGGTTACCCAATTCAAGTAGGTGGTGGTGGAGCTGGTGGTGGTTTACCTTCTGCTCCTGGAGGAACTGGAACACCTTCAATTTTTTCAACAGTAACATCTGCTGGTGGTGGCGGTGGAAATGGAGATGCAAACCAACTTCCTTTAAACCCAGGACCTGCTGCTAATGGTGGATCTGGGGGAGGTGGATCTTTTGGTTCAAATGCTCCTGTCAGAGTAGGAGGAAGTGGAAACACACCACCTGTTACTCCTCCACAAGGCACTGGTGGTGGTGATGGTAATACTAGTAGTAGAGGTGGCGGAGGTGGTGGAGCTACTGGAGGCGGAGACGATGGTGGTCCCGGTGGCGCTGGAGGATGTAATGCAACCTCTGCAATTAATGCAACACCAACAGGAAGAGCTGGAGGTGGTGCAGGTGGTCCTAGTTCAGCACATACAGGTGCATCAGGTTCGGCTAATACAGGAAATGGTGGAGCTGGTCCTGGACCAGGTGGAGCAACGGTAGGAGGTGCTGGTGGTTCAGGTGTAGTAATAATAAGATATAAATATCAAAATTAATTATGACAAGTACAATTAAAGTAAATAACGTTCAAAACCAATGCGGTGCAAACATTATTAACGAGAATAGTAATACTATTACTATTGGCGCTAGTGGTGATACGATTGCTTTAGCATCAGGTGCATCACAAACAGGTTTTGGTAGAGAAGGATCAGTTAATTGGCAGACAGGATCACTTAAAACTACTACATTTACAGCAGTAAGTGGAGAAGGATACTTTATAAATCAAGGAAGTGCAATTACAGCAAACTTACCAGCAGGATCCGCAGGAGCAATTGTTTCTTTTTCTGATTACGCAAGAAATTTTGCAACATATAATTTTACTGTAAGTCCAAACGGTTCAGAAAAAATAGGTGGAGTAGCAGAGGATGCAAAATTAACTGTTGATGGTCAAGCTGCAACTTTTGTTTACGTTGATTCTACAAAAGGTTGGATTAATGTTCAAAATGCAGAAGACACAGAAACAGGAGTACCTCAAGCCTACATTACAGCAACAGGTGGAACAATAACAACCGTTTGTACAAATTTTAAAGTTCACACATTTACAGGACCAGGAACATTTTGCATTTCAGGAGGTAGTGGTTGTTTATCAAAATTAGATTATTTAGTAGTAGCAGGTGGAGGTGGAGGTTCTCAAAATTATGGAGGCGGCGGAGGTGCTGGTGGTTATAGAGAATCAAAAACTGCACCAGTTTCTGGTTGTTGGACAGCTTCACCTTTAGCAGCAGCAGCATCTTTAGGACCTTTCTCTCCTGGACCAATTGCAGTTACAGTTGGAGGCGGAGGTACAGCACCAACTTGTGCACCATCTCCAGGTTCTCCTTCAGTTTTTTCAACAATAACATCCGCTGGCGGTGGTAGTGCAGGAGGAAATGCTCCAGGAAACCGTCCATGTGGTACGTCATATTTTCAAGGACTACCAGGTGGTTCAGGTGGTGGAAGTAGATGTAATAACCCGGGTGGAACAGGAAATGATCCTTCTGTAAGTCCTCCTCAAGGTAAGGATGGTGGAGATGGTGCTCCCCCTTCTTATGCTAGTGGTGGTGGTGGAGCTACTACAGCAGGAGGAGATGGTGGCTCTGGTGGTGGAGGTAACGGTGGAAATGGTGCAACAAGTTCAATTACTGGATCTCCAGTAACAAGAGCAGGTGGAGGAGCAGGTAAAGGTAATGCTCCATCAGGCACGGCTGGACCAGGAGGTGGTGGAGCAGCAAGTGGACCTACATCAAATAAAGCAGGAGGTGCAAACACTGGTGGAGGTGGTGGAGCCGGATGTAGCCCTATTCCCCAAGGTGGCGCCGGTGGATCTGGTGTGGTAATAATAAGATATAGGTTCCAAGCATAGGTAAATTATGAGTGAAGTAAAAGTAAATAAAATTAGTCCAAGAACAAATTGTGGTACAGTTCAGTTAGGAGATAGTGGAGACACTATTACAATTCCTGCTGGTGCAACAATTACGAACAATGGAACGCAATCAGGTTTTGGTAGATCAGGATCTGTTAATTGGCAAACTGCAATTAAAACTGCAGACTTTACAGCAGCATCGGGAGAAGGATATTTTTGTGACACAGCAAGTGTTGGAGCATTCACATTAACTTTACCAAGTTCTCCTTCTGTGGGAGATATTGTGGCTCTTAAAGATTATGCAAGTAATTTTGGAACAGCTAATTTAACGATAGGTAGAGGTGGTTCTAATATGAATGGTACTGCTGCTGATAGTGTAAGAAGTACAGATAATGAAAGCTTAACTTTAGTTTATGCTGATGCCACAAAAGGTTGGTTATCCGTAGAAGAAGGAACAGGTTTTGTAGGAGAAAATTTTATTGCAGCAACAGGTGGCACTATTATAACTTCAGGTAATTTTAAAACACATGTATTTACAGGTCCTGGAATTTTTGATATTTCCGCTGCATCTAGTTTAGCAGCAAATAATAGAGTAGATTACGTAGTTGTTGCAGGTGGTGGTGGAGGTGGAAATTATGGTGCTGGAGGTGGTGGTGCTGGTGGTTTTAGATTATCTAATGCTGTCGGTTGTGTACCTGCTCCAACAACATCTCCATTAGTAGCCCCTAATTCACCTACGTGTGGTAGTTTACCTGTCTCAGCAACAAGTTATCCAATTGTAGTCGGTGGAGGTGGAACAGCAGGAACAGGTTGTAATACTCCAGGTGGTCCAAACACGTGTGCTGTAAATGGACAAAAAGGTAATAATTCAAGTTTTTCAACAATAACATCTGCCGGTGGTGGAGGTGGTTCAGGTATAGTTAATTGCTGGGCTCCTTCTCCTTTATCAGGAGGTGGTTCAGGTGGTGGAAGTAAAGGAAGTTCAAGTAATCCAGGAGATCAACCTGGAAATGGTTATCCCTTCGGAGCAGGAAATACTCCTTCAACAACTCCTTCTCAAGGAGAACCTGGTGGTAAAGGTTATGACGGTAGATCCGTAAGTACAAATGGAGGTGGTGGTGGAGGCGCTGGTGGTGCTGGTGCTACTACTTGTACTTCAGATACAGGTGCAGTAGGTGGTGTTGGAAGTTATGTTTCGGATACATTTATTGGTCCTACAGCTCCTTCATATGGAGAACCAGGACCAGTTGGTTCATCAAGATATTTTGCTTCTGGTGGTGGCGGTGGATCAGATGGTGGAAATGCAAGACCAGGTGCTGGTGGTGCTGGTGGTACTGGTGGTGGCGGAAATGGTGGTGGAAGACCTAATAATACTGGAATGACGTCAGGAACAGCTAATACCGGTGGTGGCGGTGGAGGTGGTGGAACAGGACAACCCGCAACACCTTCAGTTTCAGGTGGCGCAGGTGGTTCAGGTATAGTTATGATAAGATACAAATTTCAATAGTTGAATGGTAATTAAAATTAATATATAAGGAGAAACATTATGGCACATTTTGCAAAACTAGGATCTAACGGAAAAGTTATTCAAGTATTAACACTTGATAACAAAGATATGTTAAATGCTGATGGTGTAGAGGATGAATCAGTAGGTCAACAATATTTAGAGAGACATAATAATTGGCCTGCACAAATGTGGATTCAAACATCTTACAATACATCTAACAATCAACATTCAGGTGGCGGAACGCCTTTAAGAGGAAACTACGCAGGTATAGGTTATACTTGGGACGAAGATGATCAAATTTTTTGGCCTAAAAAACCTTTTGTTTCTTGGGTAAAAGATACTACAACTGCACGTTGGAAATCACCGATCGGTGATGCTCCTGCATTAACTGCAGAACAAACTTCACAAAATGAAGCTGGCACACATTCTTGG